TCCACGTCCAACGAGCGTCCAAATGAACATAGTTAGCCGCCTTGCTAAACGGCACAGAGGTAATGAACTTTCCCAACTTTCCATCACGAGAGTAGGCATCGTGCTTACCGTAGTTATGCATGATGAGTTGCTCTAGCGAATATGACATGAGGTTTTCGTTGACAAGGTGCTGAAGAAGCATTGTGTCAGCGTATGGACCAGGTGGAAGTTCTCCGTAATATTTGGCGATACTACGGGCATCAAACTTTACGTTATGTCCAATCTTTACCAAGTCGCTAAAGAAGATGGGACGAAGAGCCTCAAACACATCAGAACGGGAAAGTTGCTCTGGTGCATCGGAATACACAGCAGGCTTGTGATATCTTGCCTTGGCAAGTGACTCTGTTCCGTTCTTTAGAACCTTGCGGTATCCCGATGGAGGAACAGTTGTTCCGTCTCCAATCTCCTCAGGCTCAATAATTTCTCCCAGTGGATGACCCATGGGAATTGCCCATGAGTTTCCACGTGTTGCGATACCCAACCAAAACACATCGTTGCGAAGTGGGTCTAGCGCAAGAACACCACGGTACTTTTGTGTGTAATTGTCGTAGGCACGGTTCTGAATCTCTGGGCTTGGATTCTTAAGAGAAGCAATGTGTTGCTTCAACTCTTTCTCCATGTTTTCCACCATGTCAGGGTGGCGCTCTAGGATTCCACGTGTTTCTACGTCAAAGGTAAACGCACCTGCGTTTTGAACTTCCTCAACAAGTACACGAAGTTGCTCTACTGATGTGACAATGTGGGGGTTTTTCCCCATGTCGCTCACTCCAGTTCGTTTGCAATCTCAAGGAGGTCCCTGCGAGTCGGGATGCTAATGATGTCAGCGGTGTACGACTTGTTAATGAGGTTCTTGAGAGCAACGTCATCAAGGGAATCAATACCCCACTCTTCAAGGTCACGGTCCTTGACCAACTGGTGGCTTGTGGCGGTGGTTGCACCCTTGCCAGTCTTGCTGACTGCCCAGTAGTGCTTGGAGAGAGGACCTGTACGGGGGTCGGTGTGGAAGTTCTTCAACTGGTCAATGACACGAGGACCAACCTCATAAGACTTGATAACAGCCTCTTCATGGGGAAGCAAGAGAGCGACGTTGAAGGCAATACGGACAGACGGGCGGTCACCGCCGTCACAGAGGGGGCATCCCTTGTCGTCAAAGTCGGAGATACAGACAAAAGACTTCTGACCCTGGCGTTCAATCCAGTGCTGTCGCCACGAAGCGTACGGCTCGTCGTTGAGGAACTTGATGATGGTTGGCTCTTCTGAAACCTTGAGACGCTGTGCAAACGGAGAGTCAGCGTTCTTGACTGCGTCAACGCTCCCCCAACCGCCACGAACCAGCGTTCGTGCCTGTGGCTTTTCCATTACCGTTTCCTCTTTCTCTTCTGTCTCTGCGTAATCGTTGTCGTACTTACCCATGATTATCTCTTCCAATTCTCTTGAATGTATTGCTTGAAACCGTCCCAATCACCTTTGTGTGGGTCGGCAATGTTGAATTGTGCCACAGCATCAATAAGCGTGTCAAGTTGCTGTTGTGTGTACAGCCTACGTCCTTTTGACGCTTTGTTTGGTATCTGTGGACCCGTAGGTGGGGGAGTTCGGAAACTGGACTTGGGAATCCAGCCTTTACTTTCCCACATGCGGATTGTTACTGCACTTTTGGACAGTGCTTTGCACAGTTGTCCAATTGTGTAGAGAACTAACTTTTCTCCGTTGATGATGTATTCTTTTCCTTTGGCACCGTTGTAACGGTCTTCCAGAATAGAATTTACAACACGTTCGGCGGTGTCCCTGTTCTTAGGAACACGCTTTCCAGGGTAGTCTACCTGATTGCCAAAGAGTTGCAACCATTCGTCTAGATTTTCAGTGCCCATGATTCCTTCTCTGTGTAGAAGCCTTGGATGTCATCTTCCTTGTCCTTGTGGTTCCATGCGTACCCAAGGAGTTTGTCCTCGTCAATAGTCTCAATGACTTTCTTCAGGTCATCCCAAATGCCCAATTCCTTAGCCCATTGCTCTGCGGCTTCACTATTGAAGGAGCGGCTAACACGGCGCTCGTACTTCAATTCAAAACCGTCAGCGTCATACCAAAGATGGCCCTTGTCATCTTCGTAGCCGTTTTCCTGAATTGCTTTTACCAATTCTGAACGCATCTCGTTCTGACGCTTGGTAAGCGAATCAATTGCTTCCTTAGATTTCTTGTATTCCTGTGCAAGTCGTGCGTAATAATCTGGCGTACTCATTTTCATACCTCTGAATTCGTGATGAACTCGGACAGGGTGCCCAAGTTCAGTTCAAACTTACCTTGACTGTCATACCCTTTGTCAATGAACGCTTTGTTGATTTCTCGCTTTTGAGTGAGCATCTCGTATTGACGTTCCTCAATGGAACCCTTCATAACAAAAGAAACCACAGTAACATGAGGATGGACAGAAGACAATCTTATAATACGTGCCTCTCTCTGGTCAAGTTTTCCAGCCGACCAAGGGAGGTCATAAGAGATAAGGTAATTGGCTTGTGGTAGGTCCACGCCATATCCTCCCGCATCAGACGATAGAAAGAGCCGAACCCCATCCTCGGTCTGGAACCGCTGTTTAGCACGGTCCCTTTC